ACCAAAAGTAGGTGCTTTTGTTGCCATGTCTACTATTGTTGCTAAAGCTACTAACTATTGGAGAACATCAGAAGAGAATAGAGAACGTATAGATAGAGGTGAAGATTCTTGGAAAGATACTTTAAAAGCTTATCAACGTGTAGGATTGTTAGGTCCTATAGAATATGGTGTTAGATTTACAGAAGCATTAGCCTATGGTCAAAATCCTGCAATAGCTACTGCTAATTTAGGTGGACCAGTTCTTAACGATATTGTTGGTATAACTTTATATAACAGAGGTTTGTTAGAAACAGGGGCTAGAAAGTTACCTTTTATAGGAACTAAAAACTTAATGAAAAAGTATACAGGATTTGAACCTTATACACCAATACAAGAAATAGCGAAAGAACAAGATAAAAAAAATAGAGCAGCTTTTGAAAAATATGCTGAAATTGCTACGGGGACTGAAGAAAGAGTCGAAGGTTTTAGCGAAAGATTTAACAAACTAGAAGGCTTTAGAAGTGAGTTTAACAAAGGCGGTAGGGTTGGTTATGCTGAAGGTTTGGGTGTTTCTAAAGATGTTAGTGATGTAAAAAACGAACCTGAAAATAGAATAGACCCTTTTACTGGACAACCGTATGCTGTCCAATCTCAATCTTTACAATCTTCTTTAATTAGAGAAGATACACAAGAACAAATGAGTAGGTTAGGTTTTAACGAAGGTGGAAGTGCTGATAATAAAGAGGTAAATCCTATCAGTAATAAAGATTATATATATAATAAATTTGTTAATGCTTTTGGATATCGCCCCGAAGCTGCAATAGGAATGTTAGGAAATTTTGCTGTAGAGTCAGGTGATACATTTAGGCACGATATTGTTCAAGGAGAACTTGAAGGGAAACCTTTGGTATATACTAAAGAGGATATTGATAAGGGTGTAACAAATAGAGTAACTAAAAAATTAAAAACAGAAGCTGATATTGGTAAGCCTAAAAAAGGCTACGGTATTGCTCAGTTTGATTTTATGAATGATTATTATCAGGATTATTTAATACATAATAATAAACAAGATTCTTTAGATAGTCAAATAGAGTATGTAAATGATGTCATTAAAGGGACAGATACTTATGCTAATTTTAAAGGTAAAATGTTAGATAATGACGAAAGAAAAAAACTTGTTGAAAGTTTAAATAAAGATAATATAGAAAACACAACTAAATCTTTTATGCGAATATTTGAAAAGCCCGGTAAGCCACATTTAGAAAAAAGAATTACTGCTTCGAATAATATTTTTAAAGAATATATTGATAAAAAATTATTTCAAGACTAATGTTACTTTACACAGAGAAACAATTATACACAGCCTATAACATTTATAGAATGCACCAGATTGGACAAGGGCTAGGATTTATGGAACTAGAAAACTTTAGAAAACTTTACGAAGAGTTAATGGAGGAAGCATTCGATGTTCCCATTTGAAATTATAACTATGTTAGGTTCTACTCTACTGAGTAGTTTATTAAGTCTGTGGTCTCAACGTATGAAGGCTAAACAAGACGAACAGAAAATGTTAATTACACGAGGAGAGTTTCAACTCAAGGCTGTAGAGTCTGCAAGGAACGTACAAGATAAAGGTTTTCAATGGACAAGACGTATCATTGCCTTGTCTGCAATCTTTGCAATCGTGATACTACCTAAACTGGTAGCTGTTTACTATCCAGATGTAGATGTAACAGTAGGATACACACTATTTCAACCGGGCTTTTTATTCTTTACAGATGGTAGAGAAGTTTTTCAATGGATAACTTTCCAAGGCTTGGTAATTACGCAACTAGATACCAACCTTGTATCTGCCATTATTGGTATGTACTTTGGTGGTAGTCTAGTTAAAAAATAAGAGAGGGTAAAATGAATAACAACATGGGCATGAGTGGCTTCAGTGGAGATATGGACAGAAATGAGGTTGAGATAGACCTTAATAAGTTTATGGCTTTGTTACAGGAGAAGTCAGAATTAAAAGATAGGATACGAGAGTTAGAAGATGAGAAGAATGATAACCCTTATCAAAAATTAATCTTTGTTGCTCAAGCTGTAGATAGCTGGAGAATTATTCCTAGAGCTTTTTTAAGTGTGTATATGTATTTATTATACTATACCACTTTTTGGTTTATGGGATTAGAAGACCCTTCCTTTGAGCAGTCCGGATTAATTTCTATTGTTGTGGGAGCAGGAGCTGCATGGTTTGGTTTATACACAAACTCTTCAAAATCAAATAAAGATTTTAATCCTTCAAAATAATGGACCGAGCTAATGACTGGATAAGTGCTGTAGAAACTATAGGCATTCCAGCAGTAGCAGCTATGGGACTAGGTTACTTGGTTTGGATATTATTTAAATCTTTAATATCTGATATACACAAAAAATTAGATACTCAACATGGTATGATTGTTGCACTTATTGATCGTATCCGTCAGATGGATAACGATATGATTAGAATTGATGCAATGTGTAGAGCAGCTATGGGATTAAAACCAGATATAGATAGAATCGCAAGAGCAGATGGAAAGAAAGATCAACGTAAGGACTAAATGAAATTTTTAATATGTTTATTATTCAGCACTTCCATATTTGCAGACTTTAAAGATTGGGATACTACTGATAAAAAACTTTGGTATTCGTATGTAACTTTACAAACGATTGACACCTTGCAAACATATGACTTGACTCATTGTCAAAAGATACCTAATTGTACTTTGATAGAGGACAATGTTTTATTTGGTAAACGACCAAAAATAGAAAATATTATTGTTGGTAAACTTGTCAGTAGTTCAATTGCTTTTTACTTTTTAAATAAACAATTAGACCATAAAAGAACAAGAGATTTATGGATAATAAATGGCATTTCGTTTGCAGTTGTTTTAAACAACCATGAAGTAGGCATTAGATTTAATTACGCATTTTAAAATTATGAAATTGAAACCAACATTTAGCAGCGAAAAATCAACAAGAAATTGTTATTTCTGTATTACCTTTTGGTCTTTATTATGTGTATTTTACTCGGTACAAAGTATAGCTGATGAAATGGTACACAAGTTTAAAAGTCCTAGCTTTAATGGTATCAATACATCTAGTCATTACTTAACGATTGAGAATCAAGAAGCAAACAGAATACAAGATATAAAAGCAGAGATAAAAGCTTATCAAGAAGAACTGGAACGAGAAGCAAACAACACAACTCTCGCAAGGTTCATACGAAATTTAGAATCAAGAATTTATGCCCAGCTATCAAGACAGCTCGTAGATAATTTATTCGGTGAGACACCAGCCACAAGTGGAGTCGTAGAATTAGAAGGCAATACCATTGAGTATGAAACTAATGGTGAATTTATTACATTAACAATTACAGATGCAGATGGGAATACTACAGAAATTACTTTACCTATCGGTTCTTTTACTTTCTAGTTGTACACTTAAATATGATGGGTTGCTCACTTCTGGTGGTGCACCTAACATTGTTATTAAAGATTCTAAAATTTTAGAACTACAATCAGAAAAATTAAAAAACTTACCGGCAGCTCAAGTACAGCCTACAGTTGCAGTCTATCCTAATAGTTTTAAAGACTTAACAGGACAACGTAAAAGCAATAGCACATTTGCGTTGTTTAGTACTGCAGTAACTCAAGCTCCAGAAGCCTATTTGATTAGAGCTTTAAAACATGCAGCAAATGGAAAGTTTTTTAAAGTTGTAGAACGAGTAGGTTTAGATGATTTAACGAAAGAACGTCAGCTTATACGTAGTACAAGACAAGAATTTGATGAAGAAACAAAACTCAAACCTTTGTTGTTTGCAGGGTTGTTAATTCAAGGGGGTGTTGTTAGTTATGACACCAATATAACAAGTGGTGGTGTTGGAGCCAGATACTTAGGTATTGGAAGTAGCAAACAATACAGAGAAGATACGGTTAGCGTATCACTAAGGTTGGTATCTGTATCAACAGGTGAAGTATTAACAGAGGTGTTAGTCTCTAAAAATATTTTATCTGCTGGTATTTCACAAGATGTATTTAGATTTATTGAAATGGGTACAGAGCTTGTAGAAATTGAAGGTGGCTTCACAGAGAACGAAAGTGTGTCTATAGCTTTACAAAGAGCTGTAGAAACAGGAGTATTAAATATAATAATAATCGGTATCGAGAGGGGATATTGGAAATATGAAAAAATTAATTAGCTTAACTGCATTATTGGCTACGGTGGCTATTGCCGATAATGAAATTTATGTAGACCAGACTGGAGCCACAGCAAATATTGACTTAGAACAACTAGGTTCTAGTAACATCATTGGGGGGACTAGTGCAGTATCTGGAACAATGACACCTTTGGATTTAGATGGTGGGACTATGACTTTAGACATCAATCAGATTGGTGATAGTAATAAGTTTTTAGGAGACATCACAGCCGATAACTTCACAGGATACTTTGAGTTTGATGGTAGTAGTAATACTTTTAATATCCAAGTAGACCCTACTAATACATATGGTGCTGACGGAAGTAATCTTAATATAGATGTTTCTGGTAGTAGTAATACATTTACTTATGACCAAGCAACAGCAGACTTAGCAAGTACTTTAGACTTAGACTGGATTATACAGGGTGATAGTAATACCTTTGATTTTGAAATTGATTACGACTTAGCAACTAACTATGTTGATGTTGATGGTGATTCTAATACTATAAACTTTGATGCAGACGGAGCTGATGGAGGTTACTTTTATTTAGACCAGACAGGCAATTCAAGGACATTTAATATTCAACAACAGAGTACATTAGCAAGTGATTGGTTACAAATTAATTCAACAGGTACTGGTGGTACTGTGTGTGTCATTCAAAATGATGGTGGCACCTCTTTGGGCTGCTGATAATATAGGAAATATTACAGAGCTTAAAGGCTCTGCTAGGGTGGTTAGAGATACACCACAGAAAGCCACCCTAGAAGCTCCTATCCTCTCATATGACAGCGTAGAAACATCTAATGGTCGTATGAGTATTACTTTTATAGATGATACTCTTATAAGGCTTACAGAGCATTCCCAAGTTTTAATAGATGAGTTCATCTTTGACCCTGACCCAAAGAAATCTAAAATGGCTCTTAACTTTGCAAAGGGTACAGCAAGGTTTGTCACAAGTAAACTTGGTAAAGTTGCAAAAGAAAACATAACCATAAGAACTGAATCAGCTACAATAGGCATACGTGGTACAGACTTTACCATTACGGTAGATGAATTGGGCAGGTCTTTGGTTATTCTCTTACCTAATCTGGATGGAACTTCAAGTGGAGAAATAACAGTCGAGACTGCAATGGGCTTGGTTGTTCTTAATAAACCATTTGAATCTACTGTAACCAATGTGTACGAACAATCCCCCACTAAGCCAGTTGTTCTAGACTTAAGCTTAGACTTGATTGATAATATGTTAATTGTCAATCCTCCAAAACAAACTAAACAATTGACCGAAGACACCAGCACTGATACGTCTAATGTTTTAGATGTAGACCTATTAGAGTTTGATGAGCTTGAACAAGACTATTTAGCTGAAGATGATTTAGAGTTTACAGAGTTAGATATAAACTTTCTTGATGTCAATTTCTTTGAAGACATGTTAAAAGTGATTGATGAATTAGACCAGCTTAATGAGGATGATTTAAATCAACAGCAAACAGTCACTCGTGTTGTTGGAACAGCTTATGGACAAGATACATCAACACAAATTATTACGTTGATACAGGGTGAGATGATTAGTTTAACAAGGCAAGTTGAGCAATCTGTAAAGGTTGAGTTAAACTCTAGTCAAGGATACACGGTTATCTTTATACAAAACGGTATCTCTAACACTATAAAAATAAATGGTGGTGGAGATTCTATTATTAAAATTACACAAGAAAGTTAATATGAAGTGGGCAATAGGACTGTTAGGTATTTTAACTTTACCACTACTATTTAACTTAGCACCTTTAGAAATATTAAGACTTAAAACTTTTGATGCTTTGGTTCCACAACAAGAACCTACAGGTTACTTTACAATCCTTGACATTACTGAACAAGACTTAGATGAAAGAGGGGGATATCCGTTACCTCGTCAAGACTTAGCAAAGATTCACAATAGAGTTATGGAAGCTGGTGCACTAGGTGTTGGCTGGGTGATGTTGTTTCCGCATAAAGATAGACTAAAGGGTGATGATGAATTTGCTAAAGCTTTACAAAGTTCTGCAAGTGTGATAGCAATGCCTGAAGTTTCTAACAGGCAATATCCTGAAACACACGGTACAGTTATACTTGGTCCCGATGTTACTATACCACAAGCTCAAGGATTTTTAGAAAATATTCCTATACTAAAACAAGCAGCAACACAAGGTACAATCTCGGTGCCGGTAGATGTAGATAAATTAGTAAGACAAATTCCTTTACTTCAACAAACTCCTAATGGGTGGGTAGCTTCATTTGGGACTCAAGTCTTAAAAATTTTAGGAGGTGGTCAGACTTATCAAATAAAGACTAATGAGAATGGTATTGAAATGGTAAGAGTCAAAGGACTACCCCCCATCCCAACAGATAGTCTTGGAAGAAAGTGGGTGAGCTGGGTTAACACACCAACAACAAACCTAACAGATTTAGATGTATTAAATAAATTTGTGTTTATTGGTTTTACAGCTAAAGGTATTGCACCTCAAGTAGCAACGCCAGTAGGGTTGTTAGAACCACATAAGATACAAGCAGCGTTAGCTGAAAGTATTCTTTTAGACACACCAAAGGTACCAGATTATAGACTCTTTGTAGAGTTATTAATTTTAATACTCTCAGGCTTTTTAACAGCTTTACTAATAAGAGGATTGGGTATTACTTGGGGTATAACTTCGGTTGGTGTTTTGATGATAGGTGTAGCTTACTTTGGATATAGTGTCATACAAAATAACATACTGATAGATGTTACTTGGAGTATGATAAGTATGACACTTATTGCTACGTTACAATTCTATTTAAACTTTAGAACTCAATTTAAACTACGACAACAAATCAAGAAACAATTTGAACATTACCTTGACCCAAGACAAGTCAAACAACTACAAGATAATCCAGAGCTACTGAAGTTAGGTGGAGAACGAAGACGTTGCACGTTTTTATTTACAGACGTGAGAGGTTTTACCAGTTTATCAGAACGATTAGAACCTGAAGAAGTTACAGCTATTATGAATAAAGCATTAACAATACAAGCTGATGCGGTTAAAGAGTATGGTGGTATGGTAGATAAATATATTGGCGATGCAATGATGGCTATATTTAATGCACCTATAGACCTCGACCAACACGAAACCAAAGCAATTCAAACAGCTTTAAAAATAAAACAAGATATGATTGATGCAGACTTGGGTATAGAGATAGGTATTGGTATTAATACAGGGGAAGCTGTTATAGGTAATATGGGAAGTGAAACTAGATTTGATTACTCAGCTATTGGAGATGCTGTGAATCTAGCAGCAAGGCTAGAGAGTTCTACTAAGGAAGTGGGTGAAGATATAATAGTGGGGCACGAAACAATTAATAATTGTAACGTACCCTGTAAAGAACTTGATTCTATTTTTGTTAAGGGTAAAGAAAAACCAATTAAGATTTATACTTTACTTTAAAACGTTTAACTCTCTTTGAAAATAATTATGTAAGTCTCCCATCTTTGACTTACCGTTACGGAGGATTGTTTTGATTACGTCTCTCTCATCAAGAGGGAATATTTCATCCACCATATCCTCCGGTAACATACTAAACTCTGTAACAATATCATTGTTCCGTGTAAGAAGCACTTTAAAACTTACTAAGTTAGCTTCACTTTTATTAACCATTATCACTCTCCAAGTTTGCAAAGGTTATCTTATCTTGTCTACCCCTTAGTCCTGCTTTCATATAAGAAGTAGCACGACCTTCAAAGAAGTTCTGATGTTCAACACCCATCACTTCATCCAACCAACCTAGAGGATTCTCACGTTGGTCATAGTTTGTTTTAAGACCAAGCTGTAACAATCTTCTATCAGCTATGTATCTATTGTAAGCATACATATCTTTCTTGGTAAGACCTTCAAGGTCTCCCATATCAAACACTAGGTCTAAGAATTTATCTTCTAGTGTTACCATCTGTCTACAAATCTCGTAGAGTTCTGCTTTAAAATCATCTGTCCAGATATCTAAGTTCTCTTGGATAAACTCTCTAAACAATTTAGTCATCGCTTCAACGTGCATAGACTCATCACGTATAGAATAAGTAACTATCTGTCCCATACCTTTCATCTTACCGAACCTTGGAAAGTTTAACAAGATTGCAAAGCTACTAAACAACTGTAGTCCTTCTGTAAAAGCTGAATAGACTGCTAAAGTTTTTGCAATACTCTTCTTATCTTTCTTGATAGTCTTAATGTTATGTACGTACTCGTGTTTGTCTGCCATCTCTTCGTACTCTGAAAAAGCTTTGTACTCTATCTCAGGCATACCAACTGTATCAAGTAGTAAGCTGTAAGCATGTTGATGGATGGATTCCATGTTAGCAAATGAACCCATCATCATTCTGGCTTCAGGCTTTCTAAAGATACGCATGTATCTATCTACATATCCTGCACCTACGTCAACATCTGATTGAGTAAACAATCTAAAGATTTGTGTTAGTAAGTTCTTCTCTTTTGAATCTAACTCTTGCCAGTCTTTTACATCGGTGTGTAAAGGTACTGACTCCGGCATCCAGTGCATTTGGTTTTGTAAGACATAGTAGTCAAACATCCAAGGATTGTCGAATGGTTTGTAGTAATCTCTTGTGTCTAATAAACTCATCTGTTCTCCTCGTTAAATCTCTTAACTAAATATTTAAAATTTTCAATTACATATCCTGCGTAATCTTTTGTTTTTGCGAATGGATTATTATTTTCATCACAATAATCTAACCACATCCTACTTGTAAAACCAGAAAACTTTTGGCTAAACACATTTGTAAACTCTTCTTGTTTCATAATTAATCCTTTGGTAAATAAACTATAACAGCAGAGTTACATTTAGGGCAACTTAAATTAGTTTCCATAATGTACTCATCGTTCTCATCTTCTATGTCGTGATCTCCACCCCATATTAATTGTGTTCCACAGTGCCAACAATCCATATCAACCCTCACAAGCTATACACTCAGCATCATCTAATTTAATACGCTGAACTTTAACGTTTACATTTTCTGCATTTCTAGCAGCATTAGTTCTAAAGTAATACAAAGACTTTAGTTTGTTCATACCATACCAGTGTACATCATTAACGTACTGCATGTACTCATCGTGTACTTCCTGTGGCTCTGTAGCTTTAGGAAGTGTAAAGAAAAGATTAACTGACTGTGCTTGACAAATAAACTCTTGTCGTTTAGATGCATGTTCTATAATCCATATCTGATCTATTTCATTAGCAGTTTTAAATACTTCTTTTTCTTCATCCGTTAATATATCAAGATGTTGTACTGAACCCTCGTTACCTGCAATGTCTTTCCATAATACAGTCAACTCATCTTTCTTTAATCCTTTATCTTTAAGTATCTCTTCTAAGTATTTGTTCTTAACTTGGAACGAACCTGAGAGAGTCTTGTGCGTATAAACGTTAGCACGATATGGCTCAATCGAAGGAGACGTACCACCACATATGATACTAGAACTAGCGTTAGGAGCAACAGCGAGTAGATGAGCATTCCTCCTGCCACTACCATTGACATCAGGAGCTTCTCCCCTTTCATCCGCAAGTTTTTCAGAAGCTCTGGTTGCTTGTGTCTTAATGTATTTAAATGCTTTGTAATTAAAGCCCGTAGCGAAGATACCTTCAAATGGAATATTGCGTGATTGGAGATACGAATGGAATCCCATCGCACCAAGACCCAACGACCTTTCTCTATAAGCAGAGTAGGCAGATTTAAGAAACCCTTCTTTGCCCGGCTTAATATGTTTTTGAAACCTTTTAAAGTTTGCATTGTACTCTCCTAAGTTATCTGTGTCAACAGCGTTATCAATGTAATGTTGAAGAACGTTGTCAAGCATGGTAATTAAATCTTCAATGAACATGGGGTTCTCACTCCAATCATCAAAGTATTCTAAGTTGACAGAAGACAAACAACACACTGCTGTTCTTTCTTCATTGGTAGGTAAAGTAATCTCAGAACAAAGATTGCTCTGTTTAATTTCTAATCCTAAATCTTTCTGTTCTTTTGGTAAAGCTTCGTTACATCTATCAATGTTAATCATATAAGGCTCACCTGTTTCTGCTCTAGCATTAATGATTTGCCACCATAAGTCTCGAGCATTAACAATCTTTGTAGGCTCGTTAGTCTTAGGGTCAATCAATCTAAAGTCTGCATCTTCTTCAACAGCTTTTAAAAACTCATTGGTAATGTTGATACCGTTATGAAGATTAAGATTTTTACGATTGATATCACCACCAGATTCTTTACGCATGTTAATGAACTCTTCAATCTCCGGATGAGATATGTCCATGTATGCAGCATAAGAACCACGTCTTGTTGTGCCTTGATTAAAGGCTAACATCTGTGAGTCTACGACATGGATGAAAGGAATTGAACCAGTAGACTTACTACCGTGAGTAGTAGAAATACCGTTACTCCTAATATCTCCCCAATATCCACCAATACCTCCACCCGAACTTGCCAACCAAATATTCTCGTCATAATGATCTGATAAACCAGTCCTGCTATCAGGTACATAATTGAGGAAACAGCTAATAGGAAGACCACGACTTGTTCCCCCGTTACTAAGTATAGGAGTGCTAAACATGAACCAACAAGAGGAACTGTAGTGATAAAGCCTTTGAGCCAATTCAAAATCTGTGTGACCTTTGTAGGTGGCTGCGAAGACTGATGCTCTGGCAAATGCTTCTTGTGCATGTGTTTCGTTCTCCCATAAGTATCTATCCTTGAGTGTATCAAGGCTGAACTTATCTAAATTCTTTTCGTTACTATAATTTATTTTGATACCAAGGTATTCCTTGATACCGACTTTATCATCTACCATTATGAGTTCTCTGTATCGTGTACGTTAAGCATTATTATACCATAATGTAGTATTTTTAGCAAGTCTTTTCTGTTCTTTCCTTCTTTATTTCCATAGCGTTTAGCGTACTTCATAATGTTACCAAGAGTAAAACCTTCTCCATGTCCAGAGTCAATGATGATATCTGTAGCTTGGTACTTATCAGAAGCATAGTGTTCTCCATATGTACCATCAATATACTCTTTTAGTTCTTGTATTAATCAGCCCATTCAGCATGGGTACGTTTTGTTCCATCCTTACGTACCTTTGCTCCCGGCATAGGTGAGAAAGGCTTTTGAAATAAGAACACTAATTCTGTATAGCTTTTGTTTAATGCTTCTCGTATATGTATGTACTTACTATACTCTGCATAATCCCAAAACCTACCTTTTGCTTCTAGTAATATTGTCTTACCTTCTATCTTCTTTACAAAGTCTGGTTCGTATTTATGCTTAACAACATAGTTGATAACATCCCAATGATGTTTCCAATCTTTAAGAATAGTTTGGTGCATATCAAATTCCCATGCACTATCATATCCTTTAGGTACGTTAATCTTTTTAGGTCTAGGTTTTCTAGGTACTCGTCTAGGCATTAAGGTCTCCGAGTGTCATATTAGGATTACGTTTTACTTGTTTGTAAAACCACCTTAAACTATAAGCACTCAGTAGAAACTTATTGTTTGCAAAGATGTGTGTTTGTTCTGGTAAGAACTCACTAAGATTCTTTCGGTGTATCTTAGATGTATCCTCTCCATCTGGAACCATAGTTCTTAACCACTCTATGAGTAAGTCTTCTGCTCTACGTCTTAATTGTTTTGATCTTCTTCCACTCATATCTGTGTTACCTCTATAACTTTAGGTGGCTTGGGTGTTTGAGTTAAATATTTTAAACCGTTAGAATATTTAAATACTCTTAAACCTTTACCTTCATTAGAATCTTTATGACATTCAAACTTGTGTCTGCAATACACACACTCTCTAGGTAACTGCATGTTACCAGACTTACCATCTGGAACAGGGCTGTAACATAGATCAGGTGGTGTAGCTAACTTCACAGCCTTCTTAATATCTGTAATCTTTTTCTTGATGTTAGGCTTGTCAAAGTTATCAGGTCTGTACAAAGCTAACTCACCAGACTCTTTATTAAGAGCAAGGAATCCACCTTTGTCTGTACCCTGTGCTGCTTCATACCCTGCAAGTTGAGCCATGTATCCAAACATATCGTTCTCTGCTAGAGTACCATCCTTGAATTTTTTGAAAGCAAATCCGGAAGCTGTTTTAATATCAACAACCTCTCCATCGATAACACAATCCATATGTCCTTTGATTCCAGATACTTTGATTTCTTTTTGTTCATCAGTAACTGTATGTCCAGATAGCTTGATAAGAAATATAACTATCTCTTCAAGTAAATGTCCATATAAAAACTTAATGAATAAAGAAGGTGGCATCCTTTC